CCTGGTCCCCAATTGTAAGCTGCAAGAGCTACTTTCATATCAGGGAACTGCTTCTTCATTTGATTGTAATAGCGAGTACCACCATCAATATTCTTCACTGGATCTAGTGGATCTACACCTAGCTCTTCAGCGGTCCCTGGCATCAATTGCATCAAACCAAGTGCCCCAACTTCGCTTTTAGCTTTTGGATTGCCACTAGACTCAGTATCAATAATTGCTCTGATTATAGGTGGCTGTTCAGCAATCAATGCGCTGATGTTTTGCTTAGCAGTGGTTGGTTGAGACACCTGTTGCAATCGTGCTTGCGCTTTAAGCCGCAACTGTTGCAACTGTGTCTTAGCATCAGAAGAAACAACAGGACTTGTAGCAAATTGTGATTGCTGTGTATCGGCTTCTCGTGCTTTGTCAAATTCAGCTTTGCTGCCAAAGTAACCAAGCCTAATAGCCTGATCCACAAACTGTTCAATAGTAGACTTGCTTGGTGGTGCTGCTGCTAAGTTAATCAGTCTAGGATCTCTCAACATCTTCACAGCTAATTGATTCATTTGGTCATCACGTAATGCACCAAGTTTACCAGTCAAGTATGCAGCTGTAGCTTGCAAAGGATCATAAAAAAGCATTCCTGGCGAAACTACCATGCCGAGCTTCATTCCTTTGATAATAGCTCGCTGAGAGAACATCCAGCCCATCGTGGTCCCGACTTGACCAGTGACACTCTGACGACCAGTAGCAGCGGTGGCTTGCTGCATAGGAATCTGACTCGACATCTTATCCGCTACAATACGTTGCAACTTAGAATAGTCATCGCCAAACAAAGTCTTGGCTATGTTTTGCTGCTTCTCAAGTCTATCAGCAATAGAGCCTTTGCCAGTTTGTAGCATGTCTACAAATTTACCTTTGGCAAATAACTCAGCTTCCGTACCCTTAAACTTTTCTACAAATTGTTTGGTGCGGTCCACATCGCCAAAGATAGCTTTTGGTATAGAAGCATCTTCAATTTTTCCAAATGCTGCTAACTCGTCAGATGTGCCAATGCTTTGTGCGTAGTCTTGAATTTTCTTAATGTCGTCTTTGAAGACCGTTCGGAAAGTGTCTATGTTATCCGACACATATTTATTGGCTTTTGTTCCTGCTGTGCTCAAACGACGAAGCAGCTCATTGCGCAACTCGGTTTCTGTTACGGAACTACGTCCTGCCTTTGCGAGAATATCAGCAGCGTTCTCAGGATTGCGTAACGCTAAATCAAGTTGGTCACTGGTTCGCTTAGCAACTGAAAAAGTTTCCTGCGTGACAACCTTTCTTAGCTCTGGCGCATAGTTTTCTATGTCAGCCCAGAATGCGGTTTCTGACAACTTCGGACGATTAGTCTCGATCCATTTGAGCTTTTGTTTCGCTGTTGGTAGTGCCGCAAATTCCGCAAGTTTTTGCGTTTGAAGCGTAGTTGTATCAATTCCTGCTTTTTCTAGTGCAGCAACGTTTACCGACTTGCCAGCAAGATAAGGTATAGCCTCCTCTGGTGACTTGCTAAGAACGGCTTTTAGTGGCGACCGAACTTGACGCTCACGATCATACACAAAAGTATCGAAGTAGTTACGCCACGTTTGTTTGGCTTGCTGCAACTTATCAGAGCCAGGAGTGGCATCAATGACGTTACCAACGTAATCGTATAATCGCTTTGCAAGACCTTGGCTCTCTGTGTACTCGCCAACCTTTGCACCACTAAGCACTTTACCCAACTTAACTTGAATGTCGTGAAGCTCGCCAATTTTAGCTTGAGGTAGAGCACCATCTTTAATCTGCTTCGGTGTTGGCTCTATAGCTTTCAAGCGTGTGATTTGTGCAGCGAGCGTTACATCATCAATACGTTGCGCAGGAGTACGTTTCCATTCCTGTACAATGTCAGATACGTTTTTACGTACACCACTTATATTTGCAGTAACATTATAAACTTCTGGGTCTTTGAATGCTGTTCTTCCTGCTTCCTTTGCGGCTTGACCCGCTGCCTTTACCTGACTAACAAGCGTTTCACCTAGTGGCTTAACAAGGGCAGAAGGTTCCTTAGTAGCCAATGCACTTCGTTCTGCAATGTTTTGCTGAATAGCGGTAAGCACGTCGCTTTCTTGCGGAATGTTCAACTCTCGAAGAATGCGTTCACCTGCTTCTGCTGGCGTACCAAGTTTAACTTCTGGCGTTAATCCAAGACCCTCTAAAATGGATTGCTCTCGTGCTGCTTTTGCAACTGCGCCTTCTGTCGCAGCTTGACGCAATGAAGCCGCTAATTGGCCACGTTGAGGCGCTTCGCCTAATGAGGCTAAACTTGCCGCTTGCTCAAGCTCTCGCTGCTTTGCGGCATCAAGCAATGCCTTGCCCGACTCAATATCTTTCTGCATTTGATATTGATAACTTGCAAGCCCAGGAGTTTCAGCAATCTCAGCAGCCGTCTTTTGTAATCCAAGAGGAGATTGTAAAAGCTCTGGTATTTGTTGCGCTATTCGCAATCTTTCAACGCCTTCTGGTCCAGCGGCAGCGAGAATCTCTCTACTAACTTGCCGCTCTAGCTCCGGTTGACTACCAGCTAAAAGTCGTGCAAGTGGAGTAATTCCACCTACCGCAGTCCGAACACCTTGCAAAGAAAGTGGAGTTAATAAAGCTCCGGCAAGTTCGCCAGTTGTAGTTCCAGTTGTCTCTCGGCCTAATTCACCGCCTAAATAACTTGCAAGTCCTAACGCCGCTTCAGATCCAAGTCGAGCCTTTGCAGTACCAGGCAGCGGTGTAATATAACTAACTGCCTTCTGCATCGGTGTCTCTTCGCCAACACCTAGGTAATTAAGACCTCGCTGTAAAAGCCCAGACGCCGTTACATTTTGAGGTTGTGGAAATCGACCAGTCATCGCTTGACCAGCCATTGAAGCAAGGTCAGCTAGTCCAGCACCGGCACGAGCGACGCCGATAGGTATATCACGAGCAATAGAGCCTAAAGTTGCTTTGGAATCGTCAGGACGTGTCAAAGCCCAATCAAGCAAACTCTGTTGCGGTTGAGCAGCAACAGTTGGCTGTGCTTTGCTTGCTGAGTATCGAGCTAGAATGTCTTCGGTGGTTGCCATTATTTCAACGCAGCCTCTAGTTCATCAATCTTTGCAAGTGCCTCGGCAATCAATTCTGGCGGTGCTGTTTCATCGTTTACTATGGTTGATAGTTGCGCAATTTGATTTTGAATATTGCTAGGTTGTTTTTCTATTGTATCAGTAGACTGCTGTTGTAGAGCTTTAAGTAGTGCGTCTCCTCCACCTTCCGCTGCTGTTTTATATTGTTCTAGTGCAGTTGCTGTTTTTGTTTCAGCCATATCTGCTAACTGATTTAATCGGGAGGCAATACTTTGACTGCCAGACAACACTCCACCCATAGTCGCTTTTAAAACCTGCTGTTGATCAAACTCAGACAATGCTCCTGTGTCTCCCAGCATTTTTACTGTGCTCGGTACTAACGTTTTCATTGCGGAATTTGCTAAATCTGCTTTGCTTCCAGGAATTTGACTTTGAATGTTAAATCCCGCAGCATTCAAATTGAGATCCTTAAATTGATTAGCAAGTTCTCGCAATTGAGTTACTTGGCCGGAAGTTCCCGTAAAAGCAGATTTTTGAGCAGCAGGAACATTTTCCCACCAATCTTTTTGCTTCGATGCTATTAATGGCTTTTTAAGTTTTTCTTTCTCGTCAAATAGTTTTAACTCACGTTTTTCTTTTGGAGTTAGTTCTCCGTCGCTAGTTTCGGCAAACAATCCTGCAAGCGTCGGATCGCTAGGTTTGTATCCTTGTTTTAAGCCTTCAAGAAGTAGTGACTTTTGCAAATCAAGGGCGGCACCTTGCTGTGCAGCTTTTTGTTTTAGTAGTTGCCCATATAATTGTGGTGCATAAGGTACTAACCTTTCCGCCTCTGGACGTTTTAATACACCTTCTAATTCTTCAGGTGTTTGAGCTGTAAAAGCACTTCTTAATGCTGGCAACATTGCCAAGTTCTGCTGCGCCGCTTGTTGTCTAGCTTGATAGCCAAGCAATGAGGATATCAACGTTCCACCTAAAGCAATGCCTATAGCCTGGCCAGTGCTTCCATAAGGATTGATAAGATTAGGTGTCGCAGAAGCTATAGTACTTGCAGCTGTACCGTATGGTGTTTCATACGGACTATATTGCAGTCCACTTAGTGCGCTATATAAGTCTTCTCCAGCCATATTAGCTTCCTTTTTTTCTGCCTAAATTCTGCCCAAATACGTTTGCAAATGCCGCAGTTCCGCCTTGAGCAGCAGCAGCAAAAGGATTCACCTGTGGCTGTTGATTGTATCCTTGAGCTAATGTTCCTAGCAGGTATTGCCCCATGTAATCAGGAGGAGGGGCAGCACCGCCACCACCACGAGGGGTTTTAGCTAACGTTTCCAAGTCGTATTTTTGTCGCTGAGCAGCAAGTTGCTTTTGTCTTTCAAAAGCTAAATCCCCTTGTTGGCCTGCAAATTGTTGCTGTTGACTTTGCATATAAGGATCAAGAAATCCGCTAGCAATTTGTTGAGGCAACAAAGCTGTACCAGTAGCCTGTCCGTACATCTGCTGTTGTACACCCTGTGCTGCGTTCTCAGCCGCACTCAAAGCCTCTTGCCGAGCGAGGTCCTGCCGTTCAGTCACTTGTTTTCTAAGAGCCCTAGCAGCTTCTCCAGCTGGGTCTAATCCACGCTCAGCAATTGACCGCTCTAGTTCTTGAGTCTGTCTACCAAACTCTTCCACGTTGCGACGCTCAAACTGTCCCAACACATTCTGTCTAGCTCGTTCCATCTCTTGCGAATACACAGGCTCATATTGAGACTGGAAAGTACGAGGATCAAACTGTTTTGCGTAACCAGACATTTGCTCGAATACGTCACCGCCAGCTTGCGCTACTCGTTCTTCTTGAGATGGTGGAGGTGGAGGTGTTTCAACACTCTTAGCTACATACCCAGACTTTTTAATTTGTCCTTTCAATCTTTTAATTTCTGGATCGTTAGGTCGTACACGCTCAAGATATCTGACACGAGTACTGGCACGAGCAGCATCAAAGGGTGCTGGCGTTTTAACACTAGGATCCTTAGTCAATGCGCCTTTGGTCGTTTTCTTTTGTGCCATAACTATACCTGCCCACCCATATCGAATCGTATTTCAAAGCCTAGTATTTGCAAAGTTGAGTTTTTAATGGACCCGCCAAAACGAACCGCTGCACAATGCCCTTGGCCTTTAACAGCAAATCGGTCAAATACATATTCTACATCTGCTGACCAAGTACTACCCCAAGGCGTATAGGTAGGCGATCCACCAGTGCTACCCCACGGAGTAAACGTACCGCTCGGTGTAACTACGCTTGTAATTGTTTGGGCTCGCTTAAAGTCAGTATCAAGTCCCAAAGACAAAGTGATGCCACGTTTGGTCCGCATTAATGGACGGATATCCTTAAATGCTTTGTAGTTGCCACGAGAATTATAGAAGCTAAACGCAGACCTTCCAGCAAAAGCAATGCTTTGACTTGTGGTAGAGGTAATGGCATCAGCTTGACCAGTTTCGCCTTTCCATACGATTCCTAAAGAAGAACCGTAAAATGGCAATTCTTGAAACACACAACTAGCCAAAGCATGACTGTCGTCAAAAAGTTGAAATACCGTCCAACCCTTCGTATCAATGCTGTAAACTAGAAACTTACAACCACTACCACTTACCGGCACAGATACATAAATGCGTCGTCCTTGTGGCCAAAAGAAGCCAGTCCACTGATGGTCGAATGGAATGGTAAGAGCGTAGTCAGTGATGAGAGGATTGATTTTAGCACTTACAAGATTCAACGCCGCTTCTGGATCTGACTGTAACAAGCCTGATAGTGGCACTAGGCCTTGAGCTGTAATCACCCAAACGTCGTTGTTATAACGGATAAATGCTCGGTAGCCGAGTGGCTTGCCTATGTAGTATCGAGCGGTAAGACCCCAGGTAGAAGGGTCGCCGGCATAGTTCCCGCTGTAAAAAACTACCTCGCCTTCTGAGCTACAAGCATAAAAGTAATCTTGCGCTGCTACGTTGTTAGTTTGGCTAAAACTACCAATACCAACGAGAAAACCACCACGATTAAATACATACTGAAAATCAAATGATGTAAGAGCTGGTGTGCCTGCTGTTCCAGTGACCTGTAATCCACCATACCAAACCTTAGAACTAGCAGCCTCCACAAAGTATAATCGTTCTTTGTGAGCTGTAACGTTTATCAATGTAGTTAGTGTTGGACCTGTGAATGTAATTGCACTGACATTGCCAACGCCAGTATAGACAAGTGGAGTGTCTACACCGTTGCACAAATACAGATTATTTGCGTAGGTAACAGACTGCCAATCACCGTTGGTAATAACAGCAGCTCCGGTAATATCTGATACAGTGCCAGAAGAATTAATCGAATAAAGTTTAGAAGCTGTGCCCACAATTAGTTGGCTACTTCCATTAGCTAAATTCAAAGATTGAGCAAACTTAATTGCTGCTGACGATAATGTATCTGCAAATTGAGTGTATCCAAGTCGTACTGTAGGCGCACTAGCTCCAGGAAATACGTTTACAAGTTCCAGTGCATAAGCTGGATCCATGTTGTCTATTGGACTTACTAGATCCAACCCACCATACGGCGGTGACATTGTATAACCTTCAAAAGCCATTATTATCCTTGCCGGCTCTGATACATTGACGGATTAAACTGCGGTGCTGGTTGCATCTGCTGTGCTTGCTGCGCTTGTTGCAATTGATTTATGTACTGCTGGATCTGCTCGCCAGACATATTTGATATTTGACTTAAATCAAGTTGTTGCTGTTGAGGCATACTTTGATTTTGATACGGCGCACGAATGTTAATTGGATTCTGATACATCCAAGGCTTTTGCATATCCAAAGATGCCGGACCTTTTGGCATAAAAGCACCTTGAGCTGCCCCAGCCATTGCATCACGCATAGAGTTTTCAAATCCAGGTGGTATTTGTCCAACTTGAGTTTGTGTCAAAGGTGGCGCCATCTGTGGTCTTGCTTGCGGCAAAGTTGCAGAAGGACGTTGTGAAGGTTGCGACATTGGCTGTTGCAAACTGCGTACAAGCTGACCCGATGGAGCACGATAAACACCAGGGCTTACACGCATAGCCGATGGTGGTGGTGACGTATATTTTCCAGTACGCTCATCAAAGTTTGGAGAACCACCGGCATACACTCTGCCACCAGTTTTAGGACTTTTTGTCATTGCGCCTTTAGCCATATTACTTTCCTTTCCCTGCTTTGTAATTTGCACTTAGTGACTCTCTAACCGTCTTAGCTGGCCCCACACGTCCTTTATCATTCATGTACATGCCAGGCGAGACTCGGACTACTTGTCCCTTTGGTGGCCGTTGTACTGGCGCTATTGGACCCTGTACGCCAACGCCAGCCTGCTTAGCAAAAGTGGATTTACCAAGCATAGCTTGTATGTTGTTCAATACGTCTTGCTCTGATTTGGCATTTGACGTAGCAGCGTTTACAAGCATTCCCGTGTACTGTTCGGGCTTAACACTTTTTGGCGCTTCTGCGTAAATGTTGCGGATCATTGGGTCGATTTGATCGGTAGCAAACTTGGCAAGTGGATTGCTGAAATCAACATCCCACGCTTGTCGTGTTGTTTTTCCATCAATGTTTTCGCCGACGTTTGTGTAACGAGTTTTGCCATCAAGCCCGATGTTAAACTTTGAGCCATCGGCAAGACTAACTTGGTAATTTTTATCAGCAACGCCTGTTTCTTTTAGCACTCCACGAAAATCATCACGCATCAGTTGCGCATCTGATTTGCCGGTAGTCATCATCTTGCCAATGGATCGTTTGCCCATTAAACGCAAAGCAAGATTTGGTAGGCCGCCTAAACCGCCTGTCCCAACAGCAAGACCAGTATTTATATAATCTTCTCTAGTGCCTCTTCCACGCACAATATCCTTCATGCCGCCTTCCCATAATTGGTTCAGGCCAATAGCTCCAGCAGCGGCGATCCCTGCGATTGGCAGAGCACCAAGGGCAGCAGGCCCACCAGCAGTGGTCGCACTTAATAATGTTGGGGTAGCGACAGTTCCAGCACCCGCTGCACCAGTTGCTCCAGCACCAGTAGTGCCCAACACAGTTGGCGCAATGGCACTTGTGCCACTACCTAGAAGTTGACTTGTAAGATATCCAGCGCCAATTGTTCCTGCTAATGCTCCACCAGTTTGAGCAAGACCAGCCGTTTGAGCTTGAGAAGCCCTATCCCTGGCCTGCTCCTCTGGAGTCTTTGGCATACCAAATCGCTGTGTCACCATTTGATACACCTGTTGTGGTGGCAGCCCTTGTGTGCGTAGGTAGGCAATGTACGCATTCGGGTCTTTATAGGTCAGCTCTGGATCGCCTTGAAATGTTGTTGGTCTTGCAATAGCCATTATATCCACGTCCCAAATACAGCGGTTCCACTTCTAGCAAAAAGTTCAGCACGAGTATGACCACCAGCATATATAATTTTGCCAGGGTTATCTCGACTGTACTCTTCATGTAATTGCGTCGGAAATTTCTGTTGAATGGTAGTCAGTCCATGTATCTCAGCAAAGCGCTCAAGCACTCCTTGCTCAACTAACTTCTCGTTAAATACGCTTACATCCGTATCTGCTAAAAACGTGCTGTAAGCACCGTTATAGTAATCCCAAGTTACACCGCCATCTGAAACTGATCCGGTCGTATGAGTCGGTGGCGTAGCTCCTGTGGTTCCTCCAGCGGTCGTAAAGTAATAGTTGCCGTTGTAGAAACAATAGGAATTGGTTGTGAAAAGTGTGCTGGTAGTCCAAGTTTTCGGCTTAACGCTTCTATCAGCGATATACTCAAATACAATAATGTTACCATTGTTATTAGCTCCAGGAGTCGGACTAATAAGTAGTTCAGTATTTGAAATGCCACGGATTTGCATTCTTTGATAGACCGTGGTGTTAAGCCCGAATCCTCTAATCTCGCCATATTCCTGCTCACTCATGGGGCCAAGAATGCGAAAACGTGTAGAGCTATTCCAAAACGTTTCGTATTGATACCAAGAAAAAGCGGAGGGCAACGCATAGTTTGCTTGCCCTCCGACTAACGTAATACTTCCAGACGCATAACATTTAGGCCAAGGATAAGCCTCAAATATGTCTCTGTTAATACGCTGCGTAATCGCCAACAATTGTTTTGTAGTAGTTTCAGAGGAAGTAGCTACGTTTGACTCGACTGTATAGCCGCACTCGTCTGCTACGTTTTGAACAATTGTTGCTAAACTCATACTTTTTTCGGTCTACCTCTACGCTTTGGTGCATCCTCAACAGATTCATCAGCGGCCTCATCTTCGACCTCAGATTCTCGGATCACCTCCTTTCTTACACCACGCAAATCAGTGCCTTCATTGGCCTCAACTCTCTGCATGAGTAGTTCCAGTTGGTGCTCAAGTTTTGCAGTACGCTTCTGCTCCCGCTCAAGTAATTGCCGCAGCCCAACAACGTCATTTTGTGACGAGTTTGCAGCATCCAACCAATCTTTTGCCATCTTTACAAACCGGAACAGTGGGCCAAGTTTTGACCGAAGGCTATCATTTGCCTCTGCTAACTGCTCGACTGTCTTGAATCCAATGTACTGAAGTTCTCGCACCGCAGAGCCACTAATAGGTGGCCACTCTACAAGTGGTGTCCCGCTTTCAATTGGTTCGTTACCAATAGAAAATGCTTTGTATAGCTCTGGATATTCGTGAATATCTTGTGGTTCTATGCGACGCACAGTTTCGTCACCACCGGGCCATTGAATAGAAATAGAGGGAATTTCATCAAAGATAGGTCGTCCCTCTTTCAATGACTTTTCTTTGTTCTCGTTATAAGCGTTAAAAAACTTTACGTTGGCACCAGCAAAACGCTTTTTCTGCTGTGACTGTCCATTCATAATCGTATTCCAGTCTATCTGCGGCATAATTCTCCTAATAAAAGATTGCCTATGCCATTATGTATACACTAGAAATTAAATATTGGGATCTACGCATTTAGATGCCCCATTTGCCTTGTATCCATGTCTGCATCGTGCCTCTTGTTGTGGCATCATGTGCGCCAGCAAAACAAGAAACATGATAAAGATCCATCGCCATGCGGCGAGCAGTACCAAAACCTTTACCAATCAAAAGTGGTTGAGCCAAAGTATTTGTGTCTAAGGTGTAGGTGCCACTGATTTGACCATCTTGAACATTGTTTGTGTAGGAGGTCGTGGGATTTGTTGCGCTGTTTCCAACTACCCAAGCTAACGTGTACTTGTTATTGGCAACATACGTTGTAGCACCAGTCCCATCATACGATACCTGTGGCGCACCAGTCTTAGCGTATACAGCACTTTTGTACGTGCTTTTAATATAAAACGTATAGCCAGCATTGCCACCTAGTCCCTGATAAGTATCAATGATTGGCCCGTAATCCACCGACAACGTAGGCACCTTCAATGCTACATACCACGTAATGGGATAAGCAAATGGTCCAGTAAATAGCGGTATTTGTAAGAAATCAGTGCTACCATCAAACCTAAGAATATTGAGACCGTTTTGACCCGCTGCAACAATAAGAGGTCTATCAGCAAGAGTAGCTTGAGCGGCATTGCGTGAATTGCCAGACAAATCTCCCCAAGCGGAACAGTTGCCACTACCGTCATTAGTTACGTTTTTATCTCCCTCAAGCCACACCAAAGGACTTAAAGAACTTGGATCAAATGACGCACCCTGCTTGCCAGGACGACAAATTGATATGCCATTGATTCCAATAAACATACTAGTAGAACGCCACAATAGACGTTGCGGTAGTAGCTGCCATAACACGACTAGCAAAAATCGGAATAAGCACACCAGCCGCAGGAATAACGATTGTAACAGCTGAAGCATTGTCCACTCCTTTGACAACTAGGTTTCCAGTACCGCCAACCCACAAAGCTCTACAGCCAGTTAGATCGGTAGAATCAGAAGCAGTCACAGCGGCAACGCTTCGAGCGGAAAATAATGCACTAGGATTAGAGGGTGTAAAATCTGGCATAAATCACCTAATAAAATGGCCGGACTTTCACCGGCCTCGTATTATGATTCCTTAGCAACAACGTATACAAGCCAATCTGTCGATGAGCGTTTAATACAAATGTTACCAGCCGCAGCAGCACATGTTACCGCAGCACCAGCAGTACCACCGTTAAGTGTTCCTAGTGATGAATGCGGGAATACGTTAAGAGCATTTGCCCCATTGTTTTGCACAACCACGATTCCACCAATCTGAACGTCAGGAAGTTTAACTCCTGTCGATGCAGCAGTGGTTCCTACGAGGTTAAGAAACGATGTAAGAGCAAGAGCATCTGCAATTGTTGTGCCAGTAGCAGTAAGACTTCCACTCGATGAGAGTGCAGGAGCCGATGTAATGCTAAAAGTTGACAACACATTTGCTTGCTCTGGAGGAAGTCCCAAACCAATCAAATCTGTAAGAAGTGACATATATTCTCCTTAGAAGCGAGGGAGCTGTACAAGCCTCCCTCTATTACACAACTAGGTTGTGATGATTGACGTGGAAGCAAGCTCTACAGCCTGAGTTGCTGTGGTAGCTGTAAGACCTACTACTCCAATCAACTTAGTCGTAGCAGTGTCATCAGCAGAACCGGCAGTAGCAGTTGTGTAAAGGGTGTTTTTAGCAACATAACTAGTAAGTATGCTGCCTTTAATTCCCTTACCCGTTCCACCACCCTGCTCTCCACCAATCCATACCCAAAGGTATTCGTTGTCAGCAGCAGCTACCTGAGCAGCACCAACCTGGCTAGTTTGAGCAGCAAGAGTCGTTGTGCATTTAGCAGCTTGGCCTTCGGTATCAATATGCACAAAGTCATACTGAGCAATCGCGCCATTTGCTTGAACAAATACAAAAGACCCTTCTGTCGAATGGCCAACGTCTTTGAGCTTGGCAGGAAGAGGAGATGAAACACCATCCCATACCTTCTTGTAATTAACTCCAAATGATCCTGAACCTGACA